ACCATCATGCGCGACGACTACGTGAAGTGGGACGAAGCGGCTGCGGTGTTCGGCGAAGTCGATCTTACTCCTTCGGTGTGATGAGGGGCGGGGTTATCCCGTCTCTCTCCTTTATGGGAGGTGATCGAGAGTGGCGAAGGTGATTCGGGCTTTTCGGGACCGGACACAGAATCTGAAGCGCTATGATGTTGGTGATGATTATCCGGAAGACAACAAAGAGCGCGTGGCCTATCTGGTGAAAGAAGGTTACCTGGCTGAGCCAGAAAAGCCTAAACCGAAGCGCAAGAAAGGCGCTGATGCCGATGATTCTGGAACTTGAAGAAGCCAAAACGTGGCTACGGATCGATGGTGATGATGAAAATAGTTTGGTTGAGACGTTGATTGGCGCTGCCGAAACATATCTGCATAATGCAACAGAGATCCAGTTCGACAACACAAATCATTTGGCACGGCTGTTTTGCTTGGTCCTTTGTGCGGACTGGTACGAAAACCGTGATCTGATTGGACAACAACCAAGTGATAAGGTGAGGTTCACTATCCAGTCCATCTTGGCGCAGCTCCAGCACGCCTATGCGCCGCCGAAAGATGGTGACGGCGATGGCTGACAAACTGCTCGTCAATCGTCTCCGCCATCGCGTTACTATCCTCCGCCCTCCAGGTCCCGAGGATACGGACGGTTATGGCGAACCCTTGGATGACTATGTACCAGTTGCGACGGTATGGGCTGCCATTGAGCCGTTACGCGGGCGTGAGTATTTCGCAGCTATGAGTGAGCACGCCGAAGTCACGACGCGCATCAGGATCAGGTATCGGAATGATGTGGACCGGACGATGCTGGTTCAGCATGGGGATACCGAATTTGAAATCCTACACATCATTTACCCGGAGTTTAACCGCCGCGAACTGCAGCTCATGTGTAAGGAGCGACAGTAATGGCGCACAATGAACTTATAGGGTTTGACCAATTGGTGCGTGACTTTGAGCGGCTTGGTAAAGTTCCGCAGTCGGCGGCCACGAAATCGTCTCGGGCGGGCGGTCAAATAGCATTAAAAAAAGCTAAAGAGTTGGCTCCGGTTGACACTGGAGAGCTCAGAGAGGGTATCATCCTCAAGCGGGAAAAAACGAAAGTCAAAGGAAAAGCCGTCCATGATGTGATGATGGACCCGGCTAAAAACGACATATTCGTCAAGACGACAAAGGATGGCAAGCGGTACTATTACCCGGCTTCGCAAGAGTATGGTTTTCTGACCGTCGATAGCGGGTATGTACCGGGATACCGCTTTTTGCGTCGCTCCGTGGATGACAACGCGGAAACCATCCAGCGGAAAATCCTCGAAGTCGCCGGCCGTGAAGTTGACCGGGCACTAAGGAAAGGGCGGTGAGCGGGTGCAGGACTTTGAACAGGCATTGCGTGAGGAAATCGTAAATGCAATTCCGGCGCTGGGCGGTCGTGTCTATCCGCTCAATGCTCCGGAGGCAACCAAACATAACGGTGTGCCGTACCTGATATATGCATCCAGCGAAGGGTTGCGAGACAAAACGCTGGATGGCTATCTCCTGTCCAAGGAAGTTCGAGCCGAGCTGAACGTTGTTGCAGAGCGGTACAGCGACATGAAGGCGATCACGAAACAAGTGATCGCCTTACTTATTGGCCTCGAAGGTCGGCAGATGGGGGCAGATGGCCCCTACATTGAGGAGCTTAATTATGAAATGCCAGTCGAACTTTACGAGAATCAGCCTAAACTCTATCGCTGTCTCGTGGAGTTTTCGGCTTATTTTGCAGAGGAGGATTGATAGCAGTGACCAAAAGAGCAGTACGGTCAGTTGGGACAAAGATCAAGATTGGCCAGAATTTTATCGGCGATCTCTCCAGCATCGGCTCGCCGTCGATCACGCAGGAGGAACTCGATGTCACGACACTTGATAGTGAGGGCGGCTATCGGGAGGTTATCGCGGGCTTTAAGGACCCGGGAGAGGTGCCGATCTCTGGCTTTTTTGTTCCGTCTGATCTTGGCCAGGCGGACGTTTACGCCGCACTTGATTCGGGAGATATTCAAGATTTTGAGATCATCTATCCCGCAAAGCTTGGGACGTCGTGGAGCTTTAAGGGCATCATCACGGCGTTCAATGTGACGGCAGAGACGGAGGATGCCATCGGTTTTGAGGCGACTATCCGCGTAAGCGGCAAGCCGTCGCTCGATACTGGCGTCAGCACGGGCTTGACGGCTCTTACTTTGACTGGCGCTGACGGTGTGCTGTCGCCTGGTTTTGAGCCCGCCGTCCAATATTACACCTTTGATGGTGTAACAGACCCGAGCTTTACAGTTACGGCAACGGCGGCTAACCATCGGCTTGCCTTGTACGTGGACGGCGTTTATAAAGAGGACCTTGTCAGCGGCCAGCCGTCCAGTCCGGTTGAATTTGGTACGGTGAAGAGCCGTAAGGTGACGATCGTAGCCAAAGAGTCCGGCAAGGCGTCGGTCGCTTACGAGATCGTTGTCGTATCGACAGATTAATTTTTAGCCCGAGGCTTAACCGTCTCGGGCTTATCATTTGAGGAGGGATTTGGATGAGCAAAAACAATGCCGGAGTAGTCATCATCAATCTTGACCGTCCCCGTGAGTTGCGGTTTACTCATAGCGCGCTTAAAAAGGCGGTTGCCCTTACGGGCAAAAGCCTGGAGGCTATCGAGCAAGATGGCTTTTCGGATTTTGAGGTTGTAGAAAAGCTTGTATATTGCGCACTGCTTAAAGACGCAAAAGATCATGGAGAGCATCTCAAACTTGAGGACATGGAGGGTTTACTCGACCAGGCAGAAACATGGGCTGACATCATCAAGGCAGTCACTCGCGCATTTATGCTGGCGTTTGGGGTTGATCCCGACGCCGTTGATGCAGGGGAAACTCCCAGCGGCCGGGGGAATAACCGGCGAACGGATACCGTTTGACTTTGATGAATCATTTCGGGTTGCTCGATTGTTGGGCATATCGTTAGCGGATTACTACGATATGACGCCTCATGAGTTGCGGCTTGCTGCCGACGCAGAGCGGCATCGCCGGCAGAGCGATTATGCCTTGGCTGTCACGCAAGCCTACTATACGGCCGCGTGGTTACGGTCAAGCAAGATGCCGCGGCTTAATGAGGTGCTGCGCAAACTCCGCCCGAAAGAGTCGTTAAAGCCGCAAACGCCGGAAGAACAGTTTAAACAGATGATGCTATGGCATGCACGCCTGGAGAGGAGGGAGACAGTTGGCGATAGTACGTAACTTAATGGTCCGCATCGGCGCGGACTTTAGTGATTTGCGTAAAGGCATGGACGGCGCGACAAGTAGGCTCAATCAGTTTGCGCGAGATACGCGCCGCGCGACGAGTGAGATTCGCGGTCGCAAGGGTATCGGGGGTATCAGCACCGAACTCAAAAATCTCGGGCGTACCGTCACTGACTCGCTCAGCCAAGTAAGCGGTGCAAAAGGCTTGGGTGGTATCACTAGAGCGCTTGGCGGTCTCAAGCCCGCGCTTGGTGCCGCGACCACCGGGTTGCGCGGACTTGGTGGCGCGGCAGGCGGCGCAAGCCTGGCCATCGGCGGACTGGTTGCGGTGCTGGCCGTCTTGACGGCGGGGATTTATGCCGCATCTCAACGAGCCGTCAAATTTGAGGCTGATCTCGGCCGTCTTAATATGCAGCTTAAGGGCGGCGCTCGTGATTTTATGGATTGGGCGCAGAGCTTGGGGCTTGCACGTGAGACGGCGGCGTCGATGGGCGCGACTTACGCTACACTGCTCTCATCCTTTATCGAGGGGCAAGAGGATCTTAATAACGCTACCAAGCAGCTTGTGCAAACGACGCGCGTTGTGGCGTCGGCAACGGGACGATCTATCGAGGACGTCATGGAGCGGATGCGCTCTGGTCTCTTGGGTAATACCGAGGCTATTGAAGACCTGGGAATTTTTGTCAATGTCTCCATGATCGAGTCGACCAAGGCTTTCCGGCGTTTTGCTGGCGATAAGTCTTGGGAGCAACTCGATTTTCAGATGCAACAGCAGATCAGGCTTGCCGCGATCCTGGAGCAAGCCTATGACCGTTACGGCGACCAACTGCAAGATAATGTCATGACCAAGCAAGAGTTGCTGATGGAGCAGCTTAAAGACATCAAGCTCAACCTGTCTCAGGCGTTTTTACCGATCTGGGACGCCGTGCTACCAGCGCTAACAGAGCTTGCAAGCTCACTGGCCTATGTCACGGAGCAGATCGCACGCTTTACGTACTGGCTGCGCGGGTGGGATTATGACGAGCGCACAAGGGGCTTGGATCAGTATGGGGATGTCGTCAAGGATACAGGTGATAACTTTGATGATATGGCCGACAGCGCGGCAAAGGCGCGCTCCGAGCTTGCCGCTTTTGACCGTCTCAACCTCTTGGGCTTTGGCAAAGTAGGTGACGGCGTATCCGGTGGCGGCAGCGGGCAGTTTGAGCCGCCCGAGTACGGCAATCTGCTGCCGGGAGAGCGGGACGTGCGCAACTGGTCCGATCTGTTTTATTCGTGGATCGCCAAACAGCTGAGACGGATTAAGGACTTGCGGCCGCGCATCAAGTTTGATCCGCCTGATCCGCCGGATGCTGGCGTGGGCGGCGTTGCGGCTAAGGTTGTCGCGACTGTCAATCAGTTGTCGGCTCAGCTCAAGGCGCGTTACGCCAACACGTGGGCCGATCTGGATGCGCAGACGCAAGTCGGTTTGACGGGACAGCTCTCTCAGTTTGCCGGATTTGCGTCTATATTGGCGCCCCAGTGGTCTGAGCTGTGGGCGCAATTACGATCCACCGCGCAAGTTGAGTCAGGCACGATTCGCACGACTTGGCAGGCGATGCTTGACAGCATGCTGGCTAAACTGCGGAGCACGGTGCCACCGGTGCAGATCGACTGGCAAACGATCAACGCATCTGTACGGAGCACGCATCCGGCGCTTACCGAGACAAAGGTCGCCTGGGATGTCACGCTGCGCGATATGCTGGCGAGATTGACTGCGCACGTCCCGCAGTTTGAGGTCGGATGGTGGCGGGTAGGGGATGCGATCTTATCAATACTTAACCCATTAGCTGAAGTGAGGTTGTCGTGGAGTGAGACCTTGCAGGACATGTATGCGACGATCCAGCAGCGCGTATCCGGCATCGTCAACCAAGTCCAGCAGGCGATCACAGCGCTGCGCAACTTGCAGCAGGCTAGTGGACAAACGCCGAGCACATCGCCAGCCCCGGCACCGGCGGCCGCACCTGCCCCGGCCAATACCAGCAAAACGCCTGCAACATCGCCTACGACCGCGCCTGGTGCCAGCATTTTTGATGACTTGATCTGGACTCAGCGAGCCGTCAGCTCAATCGGTCAGGCGCAGCCGCAGCAGCCCTCGCAAAAATCCTTTGACCTTACGACGTGGCAGGGTTGGGTGGAGGGCTGGACGTACGGCTTGCGGCCGGAGACGATGCAGCGCGCCGGAGAGTGGCTCGAAGAGGAGATGTCCAAGCCGCAAAA